ACTCTACAGTAGTTGTGCTTGTAGTATGAGATATAACTTTAACATAATAGTCGTTGCCAAATAATTCACTTACTCCACCAGCAGAATTGATTGTTATTTTTTGTCCATCAATTACTTCTAGTTTACTACTAGTTGTAAGAACGCAAGGATTAGATGCTGTAATATTAGTAATAGTCTGGTTTATGTTGGTTAACATTGTAGGATCATTTTGATGATTCCACATATGTAAATATTTTTGGAATTCAATAATTGGACGTCTTGCTTGTCTCTCTGCTGTAAAATAAACTTGTGAACTAAAGTTAGGAATCAAAGTTTCCATTAAAACAATCGTTTCCTTATGTACCCACCAGTTTCCTCTACTCCACTGTGTCGCAATTGGATCATTAGTACTGATTACATGGTAATCTTTTGTATCTTCAGCAAGAAATCTTCTATCCCAAACTTCTGTATCCCATTCACCAATGACAGTATTTGCTATATCAAGTTGCGTCTGTGTAAGTCCGTTTGCAATAAACTGTTCAATTTCATTTCCATCAGGTACATTATATACATAACCGCCACCAGTGTATGCTGGTTCGGATGTTGTATCTACAGTTGTGGCTAGTATTAAATCATCATACAATTCAAAAGTATCTACACCAGTTACCTTCACATAATATTTTTTATTACCGTTTAAAACAGCCATTCCACCGACATTATCAAATCTTATAAAGTCGCCAGAGTTTAATCCGTGTGGTGATACTGTTGTTACTACTGCTGGATTTGCTTGTGTAATGTTAGAAATATTTTCTTTTACTTTTGCTCCAATAATAACGGTAAATGAAACCAGTCCTGTATTCTGATCTACTTCCACATAATAAACTTGATAAGGATCGGCAGGTCCTAAACTAGGCCATTCACTGCCAATTCTAATTATCTGACCATCAGTTAGATACGATGTTTTATGAAGGCTGCCATTATACCAACGGCACATAGCACTGTTTTCACCAAGGACTGTCCAGTTAGCAATAGTGAATGTTGCATCAGAGTTTGGTGTTAAACAAGAATATACAATTCCATTATATATTACATAATCACCTGTAACATAACTAGTTCCTGAAATCCATGCAGGCGCTGATCTTCTTTTATTATACTCTGCAATAATTGAGCTTGGGCTTGCTGGAATACCCCACGATAATGGTCGACTGTCAGGCACACCGTGCAGTTTATAATCCCAACATACTATTGATGTAAAGTCCCAAAAATCTGAAACCACTTTTTTATATGTGCTATAATCTACCCACCATGGTATATTTCTTTGACTTGAGGTTTCAAATTTATTATATAATCTAAGCGTTATAGTAGTACCAACGCCAGTTACAATATAAACACTTTTAGATATTTCTGCAGGATAACCATCGCCAAATCGAATAATAATACCATTTTGTAATTCAAATTGATTATCATCATCAGAAAATATGTATGTAGGATATTCAGCATTATTAATAACGTCAACAATATTTGATGATCCATATGATACTTGATTGCCAAATAATTTAATAGTATCGTTTACACCAGGAGCAACAAGAAATGTAATTACTGTACCACCAGAGCTAAAATTGTAGTCTACGCCATTTGTTTGTGTTACGCCGTTTAAACCAACTCCTGTTATTGGTCTATTATCGCTAAAAGAATATGATAATTTATTACCATCGCCTTTTAACACATATTCACCTAAGTTATTAGATGTATATATAGGCATATCATACATCCAATAATATGAGTTATGATTAACAAATTTATCAAAATCAATTGGTGGCGACATTACATAAGCCTGGCTGTTATAGGCAGGGCTATATGCGTATGTATCAAAATTTAAAGCAACACTATTAGCAATATCATCAACACTTAATCTATCTTGAATATTTCCGTTTAAGTCTTTATTGACGATCGCAGGTTCTAGTTGTTTTTCCTGTCTATTCTTTTTATGAAATTTTTCAGTTACATATACATCATCTTTTAATCTTGATTTACCAGATTTGTCACCTATATAACCATCAATATCTTCTAATGCAGCTTTGCTGACTAGTTGATCCAAAGTTGAATCTAGCCATTTTTTATTTTGTTCTGTTTCAAAAACTGCTGGAATATAACTTGATGTTTTAATTTTTCTAGTTGGATAATCACCGGCTCTAAGTTTTTTATTTGGAACCTTCTGATTTTTTGATTCAAATTCTGACATTTACTGTACCTTATGCTTGCCTAATATTTGTTCTTGTGATACTATCAATAATATCAATATCGTTTACATCCACATCTGGAATCAATAATTCGTCGCTGTTTGGTGTAATTTGGAAAAGATCACCAAACACACTATCAGACCCCTGAGGGACTATGACAAAACTACTAACAATTCCTGCTAGTTCCTTATGTACATATGCTGCAAGTTCTGTAAAATAAAAAGTTTCACCAAAATCCCAATTATCAATATTAAAGAAATTAGTAATACTATTAACAACCTTGTCTCTGATTTCATTATCAGTATATACTGTTTCAGGAACTTTGATGACCCTAAACTTTGCTTGGAATTCAGTGCTCGCTTTATCACCAAACACCACTTTATATTTTACAGGTCTATAAATTATACTATCGCTCATTGCTTTTCTATTTGTTTGTTGCTTGAATGAACTATTCAATTCATTGATAGTAGGTACTTCAGGCATCTCTAAATCTAATCTACTAGTAGTTAGCCACGATCTATATTCTGTATCATATGTTCTTGTTAAAACATAAACATCGATTATATTTGTAAAACTAGGATCAATAATTTCATCTTCAGATGGAATATGAGTCCATTCAAAGCGTAGTTTATCACCATATGAACCGCCATATGTAGATGTAGTATCTGCAACCGGCGAAGTTACCACCGCGTTATAACTATTAGGATTGTCAGGTCTAGCATCAGAGTTATTATCAACCATTGCTAATATCACAGTATCACTCACATATATACCACTTTGATCACCATTAGTTTCAAATTCATATCCGTAGATGTAGAAATCCGAACTTGGTAAACTTTCAACATTAAGGTTACTGATTTTAATTACATCTCTTTGAGATTTACCAGACTTTTCATTAAGTTGTAATTCATTAGTAATATTACCAAAATCAATTTGGTTGCTCTGTAGTTTATACCTGATTGTTCTTGTTGAAATATCCCATTTATCAGTAGGACTAGATGTATCATATGATACATATATTAACCAGTTGTTATCTCTGTTAGGAGTTGCTGGGTCGCTATCATGATCTATCGTTGTTGAATAGTCAAAAACACTAGGAAATGCATAATTACTGTCAGTTGGTAATGGATCGCTATCAATAATATCCCAACCTAAGTTAATGTAATCATACTTTAAAGCAAAGTTTTGTTTTGCTTCTAAAAAGTTAATAATTTGTGTTCTCTCTAATGAAGTAAATTGTCTTGCGTATGCAGGATATACTACTTCAATGGTACTGTTATTAGGTATTATATTATCTAAACTAACTGCACCATAGTTTCCATCAGCAGTTAATCCTGTAGGGTTACCATCAACACCATCAACGCCCAATCCATATGCAAAACTTTTACTTAATTTTGCCCATATATAAACACCTGTTGGTGTCTTAAATTTAATCAAACATCCTACTTGTAGATATTTTAAAAACCCAGATACTGTGGCACCAATTCTTTTAATATCACCCGAGGTATCAATAATATATCCTGTAGTTGATGTACCTATTTGCTGCCATTTATATTTTGTGTTGTCACTGGTGACAGTTCCACCACTTGTATATGGTGTAAAGACTGTACTATCTACTGGGGATGATGTTGCCGCTGGATCAGAATATATTTCAAAACTAGTTGAGCCTGTTCTTCTTACATAATAAGAATTACCGTTTAGTTCAGTCATACCAACAACACCTGCAAAAGTAACTATGTGTCCTGTTTGAAAATTATGTGAAGTGTCTGTAGTAATTCTTGCAGGTGAATTCGATGTTATGTTAATTATATCTTCAATCCAACCAACGTTCCTTGCTTGAGTATTTGCTATATCATCAAAAGTAGATTGGAATTCACTATAATATAGATTTGTTAATTCATCATCCGATATGGCAGGTTTAATATAATTTTCAAATACAGATGCTGATGAAATATCAGTAGCAAATGAAGTTTTTACTCTTTTCGTTTTATAAAGTTTTCCATCTGTTCCAAATAAATTTAAGTTTTTGTATGCACCAGTAGGATCACGAAGTTCAACATAACGACTATGTCCACTGTGTGTCCTGTTAGTACCTTTAATTTTTCTAATATTATCGCTTTGTGTGTACAAATAACTATTATAATCATCTGCAGTGATCATGCGGTCCTGGCTTGCATAAATGCGTGGCGCATTTGTTTTAATATCGTCCAAACTTTCACTTGCACTAGCGTTGATAACATTTTCTTTTAATTGAACTCCAAACGTGGCAATATATGCATTTCCATCTGATCCAACATAATTAATATTAATTCTCTTTGTTCCGATATCATCTGGTCTTAAAACATAAGTTATATTTTCACTTGTTCTATACCATACACGAATTACACCAGTTGGAAGATTACCAAAACTTTCATCTGCAAATTGAATACTAATTTGATTGTTTTCTCTAGACTTTACAGCGTAGATATTTCTTTCCTTTTGATCTAAATAATTATAGATAATATTATGACCATATGAAGATTCAACTTGTTTCCATTCTGTTGTAACTGACCCGTCGTTACTGACTGTTTGGACCCACACATCAGAATTGTTAATATTTTCTTCAGTAATATCAAGTGTCATTCCGCTTAGTGGCTCTTCAATTAAAAAGTCTTTGAATGCTAATTGGCCTTGCTTAAATCCAAAAAAGAATCCGTTATTATTAGAGTTTATGCCGCCGCCATCATTTTTATACATCAAAGTAAAACTTCCATTAGGATCAGGATTTCGTTCCGTAATGGCGTTTAATGTAGTATCTAATTTTACATTAACAGCGTTAAAATCGACATTTGTTCCTTGGGCAAATCCTGTAAATGAAAATGTTATTTGATCTGCAACGTTATTAAGTCCATAAAAATCTACAGTTGAATTATTAATTTTAGTGCGTTGTAATGGGCTACCGAATTGTGAATTAGCATTAAACATACTATTCAAAATAGTAATAAAGTTATCAATATTGTCATCTCCATTACTGTTATCATAACGTATTTCTTTGCCGCCCAATGAAGTTCCTGCAGAACCTATTACATCCTCGTTTGTTTTTACACTTGTGATTTTGAGATTTCCGAATGCAGGAATATTTCTGCGTGGTTGGTAACCTAAAAATTCTGCTAGTTTAAAAACGCTATCTTGTCTTTCAGCAGTGCTTAAAAAACTATTGCGGCTATTTAAATCTATACGATATGCTAGGTTATGTCCAAACATAGCAATAACATCGAGGAGTGCTACAAACTCTGCGCTCTCTACCCAATCGTTATAACTTTCAGCATAATTAATTCTAATATAATCGATCATTGATGTTCTAATAGTATCAAAATCATATGCTTGAAAATTTGCATTTACATAAGATTCATATACTGCTGTATAATCTTCTGCAGCGAATAATCTGCTTTGTCTTGCTAGTTGTGCCATTTCTATTACCTATCAAATTCCTTATCAAACTTTAACTGTAATGCAGTTTCTGTTGTAGTTGGCAAATACAGTAATTGGATTCTAACTGTGATGCTATGCTCATCTTCTGATACTCTTACATTTCTATCAATTAAATCAAATCTAGGATCATAACTTACTACATTGTAGACGTCCTCTTCTATCAACTGTATTGTTGTCTCATCTAATGGTTGAAACACATATAAAGGCAAGTCACTACCAAAATCAGGATTAGTCCATTTTTCACCCTTACGGATATTAAAATGGTTATGAAGATCCTGTTTAGCAAGTTCCAATCCACTTAATATGGTTGCACTTCTATTTGATTTTTGTGTGGTATATCCAATTATTTTGTTCATACTAATATTTAGTCATAAAAAATCGCCCTTTTTGGATTAGGCTACTTCTGATTCAAAATATTTTATATCTTGAGGAATTGCGAGATATGGAGTCCAATCTGGATGAATTTTTTCAAATTTTAAAAATTTTGAACATTTTTTATTGAGTTGATAGTATGTTGGTTGTGTGGGAAGGGTTGTTGGTTTTACATTTGGGTTGTTGGACTTTGCAGTATTACATTTCCTACATGCGGTGGTACAGTTTGTCCAATTTGTTCTGCCACCGTGGCTCCGGGGTAATACATGATCTATGGTTAAATCACATTGCCGGAATTCTGTAAAGCAATACTGACATTGAAAATTATCCCGAAGAAACAAATTTCGCCGGGTAAATTTTGCTTTATCAGGCATTCTATGCCACTGCTTTAACATAACAATAGTTGGAAGTGGCATTTCAAAACTAGGGCTATGAAGAACACGAGTTTCATGCTCTTTAACAACTCTAACTTTGTCTTGAAACAATGCCTTAACCGCTGATTGCCAAGATATTGTACTTAGCGGTAATAGACTTAATGGTTGCCCGTCGGCATTAAGAAGTAAAACACTCATGCAAATATTTAGTCATCTATTTCACTGTTTATTTGATTCACAATTTGGCGCTTTCTACTTTGCGTCATGAGAGGTAAAAATCTTTTCGTTTCCTTATAATAGATATATTCTGCTTGTTTTAAAGAAAGGGTATCATCAAACCTATTCGGATATAATGTTCTTATTTCTTGAATGCCTTGCGATCTAATAGTAGTTCTGTCTTTTTGACTTCCATAATCAGCGAGCATCATTATACTTGCCTCTAATTGTCTAATAGTTCTATTATCATTCGTTAATACAAGTATACTAGCAATATATTGCCATTTTTCATTTATCACATAATCATTGATATCAAAACGTCTAGATTTAGATCCAATAGTTTTTATTGTTCCTGTATAATAATATAAACTTAATAATGCATCATAGCATGATTGTGAAATATAGTTAAGCGGTAATAACTTTTTAAAGTTTCTTTCTTTTTGTTTGAAATCTTCTATAAAATAACCATATGATTGAATTTCTGATAACCCGTCTGATTCGGCGCCCGCTGTTAATCCATATCCAATTTTTCTAACACCATTTTCTATATAAGAGTAGCCTCGCCACTTTTTTTCTCTTAGAATCGTATTAATTAAACTAGAACTTGCTTCAAGATTTTGTAAAATTTTCTTATCGTTAACCAAGCTCGAGTCTTTTACTGTAAACAGATCAAACTCAATTAAATCTTTATCTCTTATTGTATTAGGAAGATTATAAGTTGCCATTATGCAGTATTACCTTTTGCTGTCTCAAATGTTTCTTCTATGGTACTTGCACCTTTCCAAGGATGATGTTCAGGAACTCGGGTAGCTGCACTCTTTAATATATTTTTATTTCCGACTAATTCTTTTGTAATAATTCTACTGGCATCAGTGGCGGGTGGACCATTCATATCAATACGGTTAGCAGTTTCTTTATAGTTGCCTCCCGCCTTTACATTTCCGTTTACTGCCGCTTGTATTTGAAAATCATTACCAGCGAACACATCAACGTCTGCAGTAGTTGCATCGACTTTGACACCATCACTACCGGTACTTCTAATATTAATACCAATATCACTTTCCATATTAATTCTTCCCTTGGCGTGTACATTAAAATCACCTTCAGAATGATAACTAATGTCATTTTGACTGTACACATCAATTCGACCATCCGCATCTATTTCAATCCAAGCATTACCTTTATGATTAGTTATGAATACAAATTCATTGGTGTCATCAATTAGTATCTGTGCGCCGCCGCGACTTCTGATTCTAATATTACGACTTAGTGCATCTTCGGCTGTTCCATCATCCATTGTGAAGACGTGTCCGCCCCTTGTTGTAATTCCAAAAACACGGCTCGGTGTTTCTCGCCTTGCACTACTTCCACTATGACCACGGCTGTAATCTTCTTCTAATCCTTGTGTTTTTAATGTATCAGCAAATACTTCGTCTTTTGGTTTGATTGTTCCACCTGTTAGGTCATAAGGATTTTTTTCACCAACTGGTTGGATAGTTCCATCGAAACTTTCAGCACTAGCACGACCTCCCATCATATGATTTCTATCTTTGCTTATAAAACTACCAATTAAAAATCCCTCACGTCTACTTGCTGTGAACGCAACAAGAACTTCTGTACCGATCGCAGGAGGTTGTGGCCACATACCATAACTTTTAGGAGTACCGCCGGATCCTTCTTCATCATTACCAAACACATCCGGTTGTTTTCCGGAATCTAATGCTTCTGTAACACCACCAAATGGTGTTACTAATAAAACAATAACTGAATCATCAGTGCCAAATTCAGGAATAACCACACCTATTCTTCCAGTATGTAATGAATCATAATGCTCTGAAACAGTTCCTACATAATTTCCAGTGATAATATTTCTACCAGTGGTATCACTTTGTTTAACATTGCTTTGAATTCGTTTACCGCCGGTTTGTATAGTATAGCTCATGATCTTCTAACCTCCATTTCATTTTGTAAAAGATAAGAACTAATATTTCTGTTTCTAAAACATTTTAAAGTTTGTATAAATTCACCACCACTCATCTCGGTTTGTATTGATCTTACTTCATATACTCCGCTGGCAGCAATGTCAAACTCGCCTTTTCCTTGATATTCATAAGTAAAATTCCTACCAGTAACCTGTGTTGGCATATAGTTTGTTAATAGAATTAGACTATCAGTCATTAAATATGCATCCGCTGCAATGACAGATTCTGTTCTTTTTACACCAGGTGTACCCATCCAAAACGGATCACCTTTAATTTTTAATTCAATTTGTTGAAAATCTAAATCCCTGTGTTTAAATTCTAAATCTGCTAAAGCATCTAAACTTCCAGTATCTTTGCCTTGAGCTTCGTTTAATTGCTGAGATGATGCTGATGACATTTGATATGTATATGCCATGTTTTCAAACATTTGTTGATTAGAAGCAGGTATTTCACTTAGGAATGTAGCAAACCCTCTTGTATTTCCTTTTCTTTCTCTATAATCTGTTGTAGGGATTCCATCTTGGTTCGTTAACCTTTCTGCGCTACCGACTGTAACAGGAGTAGGATTAGTAGGAACTTTAGATTCCTTTTCAGATGCGTAATTTAATCCAGCTGCTGGATCCATCGCAGAATATAACATTGCTTCAATATTCATATTAAAACTTAAAATTTCTGTGTTTAATCCACTGTAAAGATAATCATATCTTTTAGTAATAGGCATTTCTGCAAACCATTTCTTTTGATTTTCTCTATTATTAACTTTTTCTTCCTGTGCTTTTGGTGTAGTTTGTGGAGTAGCATATGTATTGCCTATACCTACTGTTACAGTAATTACTCGCTCTTGAGTGTTTGTGTATTGATCAGTTGCAGATCCATATGTTACATTAGGAGTAACAGTTATGTGTGATTTTAAAATATTATCTGTTGCTTGCCTTTGTTTTTTATTAAGTTGAGCAAACGCAGGAACGTTTTTTGTAAGTTCTTGTTGTAGCCAGTCTACAACATTAGACCCTACAGTAATAAACTCATCAACAGATGTTTCGTCAGATAATTTTCTATTTTGTCCACCTGCACTACCCGAATTACCTGTTGATGCATAACTTTGAGAACCTAAATCAAACTTTTCACTGAATATTTTATGTCCAGACCCGTCGGGATTTTGTGGTATATCAATTCTTTGTGTTACTGTAAATTTTACACTATCATCTAATACAAATTTCCATTTGTGATTACTCTTTGGATCTTGAATCTTTGCATCTTTTCTTAATTTTACTTCTGCTTCATTACATGCTTTTTCTAATGATGTTAATAAATCATTAACTTTTTTTACATTAGGAATTTTTACAGGCATTTTCAAAGTACATAAACTGGAAGCAGTTTTAGGAACGTTATGAGCAATAATATTATAACGTGTTCCCATTTCTGTAACTTGTGCTTGAATTTGTTTTATTTGTAAACTATAGAAAAATTCACCGGGATATTTGATTGGTCTGCTCGTTTCAGGATCTCTTGCCATAAATTCTACTTTTAAAACATATAGTGCATGTTGTATTGTTTTAAAGTTAAATGCTGTTGAATATCTTAGAATTCTATTTAATAATTTAAATCCTAATGGCTCAGTTAAATTAAATTGAAATACACCACTCTGTACTGAACCTGAATCTGGACTAGGTCCATAAAAACTCATTATAGTTAAATTATCAATAGCATATTCTGTAGTTACACCATTTTCTGCAATTAAAACCGCCTTGCCACCTCGTCTCAGATCACTTAAATCATCAGTGTATTGCATTAGTGTAAGTGGTTCATTCCAAACATCAGGATGCACAAGATATAGCGACAATTTATATGTCGGGCTACTCACAGTGCTCATCCAATTATCGGTAATTTGAACTTTTCTCGCCATAATATTTTTAACTAAATGTTACTGGAACCTGAATTTCTAATCCAGATACAAAATCTATAATAGGATCTTTTAACGTGTCAGGATTGAATTCAGCAAATACCCACCATAACTTTGCATTGCCATACAAGTCATATGCTAGTTTATCTGGCTTATGATCGTATTTAGACTCAACAATAAAAGATCTAGTTAGTATTTCTTCTTTGTTTGAAATACTAGATTGAAGAATATCTAAAAACTTGTTCTTTATAATTGGTGTGCTTCTGTATAAACTATCTGATCTATATGTAACTTTTGCCATTAAATAAATCCTTTATCTGTTAGTGTTTTACCTAGAGCATATTCTTTAACATTAAAATAGTCTCTTACTCTTTGAGGAGGAATTTGTATTGCTAGATCTAAAGTAACAAGTAACTGAGAAGGTATTGTTGCATCTTCTTTATATTCAGGATATCTAACAGCACCATATTCACCTTCGTTAAATTCAGTTGCTTGATAATTCATCTCTTCAATTTCATTATAAGAATAGTATATTCCATTAATTACCCTGCCGCCTTTAGGTGGCTGTAATGTAATATAGTCAATATCTTCAGGATATGTATAGTTTATAGATCTCACAACAACAGGAAGATTTTTAGCACCGGCATGTCCATATGCACTAAATCTTAAGATAGGTGGAGGTGCACCCGCTGTTGCATTTCTTTTTTCACCACTTGAATCATATGCACCAAAATCTCCTTTAGTGGCCCATTTTAAAAAATGTAATGCGGCTAATGTATAATATCCCTCTTCCGCTGTTCCTGATGTAAATGTCGCTGTTACTTGCACAGTAGGGCTAGGGGTATTCTGATAATAATTTTGTTGATACTGGCCATGGATCATATCATAAGATCCATAATTTGCTGCATATCCCCACATAATAGTCGGTGTATAAGGAAAAATAATACCATTTTCAGTTTTAGATAATGGCCTCATAATTCCGTTTTCCATTAAAACTTTTGTTTCAGGATTAACACTTACCAATTTTACTTTGTGTTGGCTGTTTATACCCTCAAAGCCGTTCCTATTTGTATCACTAGGAAATTTCTTATTAGTGTTAGGAGACACTGGTTTTTCAACTGTTGCTGTGAGTGTTTCTGGTAATTCATCATAGGTACTACCATCTTCAAACTCAACAGTGGCGGCTGGATCGTTTACTGGAACAGTGTTTCCTTCTACATCAGTACTTTCACTACTAGATGGAGGCCAATTACCTTTTTTAACTGCGTTTTGTTGCATTCTGATTTTCGTTTTCGCCTTATTCTTGAGTGATGATTTTAAAACTTTCTTTTCACCCTTGGCCGCAGCATTTTTGTCCATTACGGGTTCATCTAATAATTCTTCCAGGCTATATTCTTGACCCAATATATTTTCGGTGTTAGGATTTCCATTTTCAACTGTCATATTCTTAACCTACCTTTAATAAAGTCATAAACTTGTTGATCAAACTTACCAAAGAAATCAGTGAAAACTTTCTTCTTGTCGTCTTCAGGAGCGTCACTACGCATTGTATTACGGAAATCCGTAGCACTACGGCCCGCATCTTTAATAGGCACAGTGTAAACATAACCAGCCTCATCTGCTGTTACAAGTGGCTCACCGTCTTTCCACCAACGCAAATATCCCATCTTCAATCTGTTGGCGTCTTTTTCACCATAAACTAGTACTAGTGCTGTTTTCTTGGGATCACGACCTGCTTTAGTCATGTCAACATTGTACGGATGAGTGTTAATAATATGATCTGATGGTATGCCAAACATTTGTGTCATTAGCATTGCTTTCTCATCAAACGTGAACGGATCACGCTCTGGCTCTGCGTTCTTGCCCACCATAGTGCTGATAAATACATTGTTACTACCAAACTTCTGGACCAAATCCTGATACACTTGGTAATGACCATTATGCATGGGCTGGAATCTTCCGCCATAGAACACTATTAAGTCGGTAGTGGGTGCTTCTGTTATGATGTCAGTAATTCGCATTCAGTCGTTCTCCGTAATAATAGTATTTAGTTGAAAAAAACCGCTTGACAAACAAATAGTTAATGTTTATAATGTATCTAGTATAAAGGAACAAATATGGCGAGAAATCACTATCTTTCAAATAAAGAATTATTAAAAGAAATACATAAATCAAAGATGTCATACAGTTGGGTAATGGATGAAAAATACTCAAAATATGATATTATTATAGAAGATTTAAAAGAATTAACAAAGAAAAAAATAAAAGAAGCAAAAGAAAACAGAGCATCTAGACTACAAAAAGAAGCACATGAAGCGGAAGTGTTAAGATGGGAACAAGGTGAATTACAGAAAAAAACAAAGCCACGTGCTTCAGAGTTTGTTGTTGATCCAAAAACCATCAATGATGAAGATATTGTTATTCGTGTAATGTCTTTTCAACATATACCAGAAGAGCCTGGCAGAAAAACAAATCCAAAAACAATAGCAGATCATCATGCAAGATGCAATTTTCCACCCTTTCAACATTATTCTTTTATTGAAGGTGAACTTTCTGAGGTTGCTAGAAGTCATTGGCAAGGATCGCCAAGTAACGGATTCTTTAGCACAACTCATGGTAAGACTAGCGAAAGATTAGCAAAAATGTATCTAATGCTTTGTTCTAGATACAGTATGCGAGGTAACTGGCGAGGTTATACATATGTAGATGAAATGAGAGGACAAGCATTACTTCAGTTAACACAAATTGGTTTACAGTTTAATGAAGCAAAGAGTCAGAATCCATTTGCATATTATACAGCCGCAATCAACAATAGTTTTACAAGAGTTCTTAACTTAGAAAAAAGAAATCAAAATATCAGAGACGATTTACTTGAAGAAGAAGGGTTAAACCCAAGTTTTACTCGTACATTCAATGCTGAATGGGAACAACAACAATCTAACGCAGAGGAATAAAATTTGTTTTTTGATGAAGTAGTAGTCTTCACAGACATCCATTTCGGCATGAAAAATAACAGTCGTGCCCATAATCAGGATTGTGAAGATTTTATTGTATGGATGATTGATGAAGCGAAAAAACGTAACATCACAAAATGTATTTTTATGGGTGACTGGCACCATCATCGTGCCAGCATTAATGTTAGTACACTTAATTACACTGTAAGTAATCTACGCAGAATTAATGATGCGTTTGAAGAAACTTACATGATTATGGGAAATCACGATCTCTATTACAGAGAAAAACGTGAGATCAACAGTATTCCAATGGCATTGGAATATCCCAATATCACAGTAGTCAACGATGGGATATTGGTAAAAGATGATATTGCTATTGTTCCGTGGCTAGTTGACGATGAATGGAAACGTGTAAAAGATATCAAATGTAAATATATGTTTGGCCATTTTGAACTCCCCAACTTTTACATGAACGCTATGGTACAGATGCCCGATCATGGACATGGTTTGAAAGCAGATGACTTACAAAAACCAGAGATGGTTTTTAGCGGACATTTCCATAAAAGGCAGGAACGTGGCAATATCATCTATCCTGGTAATTGTTTCCCACACAACTATAGTGATGCCTGGGACGATGATCGTGGTATTATGTTCCTTAAATGGGGAGGAAAGCCTGAGTTTGTGAATTGGCCTGATGCTCCACGATATAGAACAATTTCTTTGTCTAAATTAATTGACAAACCTGAAGAAGTGTTGTCTAATAAGACACACTGTAGAATTACTCTAGATGTTCCTATTACATATGAAGAGGCAAACTTCATTAAGGAAACATTTGCTGCACAATATAATCTTCGTGAAATTGCTCTCATGCCTAGCAAAAAAGAAGAACATACACAGGATTGGAATATGGGTGTGGAGGTTGAAGTTGAAAATGTCGATCAAATAGTTCTTAGTCAATTACAAAGCATCCAAAGTGATACAATAAAAACTCAGGTATTAGTTGAAATATATAACGGTTTGAATATTAATGCTTAAAATTAAAAATATAACTGTAAAGAATTTTATGAGTGTGGGTAATGTTACCCAAGCAGTTCAATTTGACAATGCAGGGCTAACCTTAGTCTTAGGTAATAATATTGATTTAGGCGGAGATGGTAGTCGTAATGGTACTGGTAAGACTACTATTGTCAATGCATTAAGTTATGCATTGTATGGTAATGCATTATACAATATTAAAAAAGATAACTTGGTCAACAAAACAAACAACAAACAAATGCTAGTTACTGTTGACTTTGAGAAAGACGGACAAAGTTATCGCATTGAACGTGGTCGTAAGCCAAATTTGTTTCGCTTCATTGTTAATGATTCAGACACTGCCGGCACTGATGAAATGCAGGGCGAGGGTCGTGAAAGTCAGCGAGTAATTGAGCGTGTGTTGGGTATGAGTCACACAATGTTCAAACACATTGTTGCACTAAACACATACACTGAACCCTTCTTGAGTATGCGAGCAAATGATCAGCGTGAACTTATTGAGCAATTATTGGGTATTACGCAACTTAGCGAAAAGGCTGAAATTCTAAAAGATTTAACTAAACAAACCCGTGATAGTATTCAAGAAGAAACATACAAAATTAAAGGTATAGAAGAGGCTAATGATCGCATAGGCGATAGCATTAAAGATTTAGAAAGACGTCAAAGAGTATGGTATAACAAAAAAGATTCTGATATTGAAAATTTACAACAAGAACTTTCAAATTTACAATTGGTTGATATTCAATTAGAACTACAAGCACATGCAAGATTTGTAGAATTTAATTCTAAAAAACAACAAATTGATACAATAAACAGTGAAATTGCTAGATTAATAACAAGTGTAGAACGCGAACAAAAACGCCTAGATAAAGCACAAGCAGATTTAGATGCTACACTGGAACACAAATGTTATGCTTGTGGACAAGAGATTCATGACGAGCAACATGATAAAATTGTTGCTCAAAAGACAGAATTAGTAGAAGAGTCGGTAAGACATATTGGTTCTGATACACAGATGATAAATGATTATAAGAGCGCATTGAAAGAGCTTGGCGAACTCGGTGTTGCTCCTAAGTTACACTATAATACTGTTCAAGAAGCGTATGAGCATCAAAATAGTATTACAAATGTAACAGGTGAGATTAATCGTAGGCAACAAGAAACAGATCCATACGCAGAACAAATTGAGACACTTCGCAATACTGGCTTACAAGAAGTCGATTGGAACGAAGTAAATCGTTTGACTGAACTAAAAGATCATCAGGATTTCTTGCTTAAACTTCTTACTAATAAAGATAGTTTTATTCGCAAACGTATTATTGAACAAAACTTACAGTTCTTGAATACAAGACTGGAATACTATATTACTAGATTAGGGTTACCGCACGAGGTTCAATTCCAACCAGATCTAACAGTTAGTATCATACAATTAGGACAGGATTTAGATTTTGATAATTTATCACGTGGAGAACGCAATAGACTTATACTTGGTTTAAGTTGGGCATTCCGTGATGTGTTTGAAAGTATGAATCATCCTGTTAATCTAATATGTATTGATGAGTTAGTTGATAGTGGTATGGATACAATAGGTGTTGAAAGCGCACTAGGCGTATTAAAGAAAATGGAACGTGAACGTCACAAAAACATTTTACTTATTTCACACCGTGATGAACTCGTAGGGCGTGTTAATAACGTTCTACAAGTAACGAAAGAAAATGGATTTACAACCTTTAATACAGAGGTTGAAATTGTGGATGCATAATGAACGATACAGATAATATTACTTGGGATATGGATATGCATGGTAACAGTATTAATATAACCTTAAGTGATAAAGATATAGTCGGTGCATCTATTTTTACTAAGTATCCTGATCTAGAATCTAAATCTGTAAAAGAGGGTTTAGGTATTGATGTAGTTCAGGGTCTTAGGAAAATAATTAATGAATCACAATGATTGGATTTATGAAGGCAATATTGTTACAGAACTTCCGGAAGACTGTATAGGCTTCGTATATCTAATCACGAATACTACTAATGGCAGAAAATATATTGGCAAAAAACTGGCTCGTTTTAAAAGATCAAGACCACCACTCAAAGGCAAAACTAGAAAAAGACGTTATACAGTAGAATCAGATTGGCGTGATTATTGGGGATCAAACGACGAATTAAAGGCTGACGTAGAAGAACTAGGCACAGAACAATTTACCCGAGAAATATTATATTACGGCAAATCAAAGGCAGAATGTAGTTATATAGAAGCAAGAGAACAATTTGAAAGAAAAGTTCTTGAAACAAAAGAATACTACAACGGCATCATTCAAATCAAAGTACACGGCTCTCATATTCTAAAAGAGGGCTAATAGAGACCATCTCTTACTAATACAATTCTAATATATTACTAATATAGGCTAACATGCTCAGTTTGGTCGAGGTTGCTCGACTCACCTTGAGGTCTGCCAACGAGAGTTGTAGCCGACAGATCTGGTGTGCAAAAGATTTAAATAATGAGTGAGCTCTGTTGGACCATTACAACTCACAGGTAGCACAAAGTCGTCGTTAGGCAATGTGTGTTCCAGCGTTTATAAGCAGTAAGTAAAGACGTTTAGCGTAACCGCGTCTCCCTGTAAAAAGGTTTTACTATAACGATGTGTTTGACTTTGACGGGAAAAGTTGAATTTGCACTTGGCCTAATCAGGCTAAGTGTGAATGACAGATTAAGGAAAAGTACTAATAAATAAGATTACAATACTAATCAATTCGAACAATATAAAAAAATTCGATATTTTAAATAATTCGTCGAGTATAACGAAGTGATACGAAGACGAAGATGCCGTAAGGCATCTGTTAATAACTCCCAAATGAAAGTATATAAATGACCTTTGAAGAATTCCAAGACTTATTCCTTAAATGGACAGAAGAAGTTATCGAAGCAAAAAAAGGAGATGGATTTCCAATATGTCCTTTTGCTAGAAGAGCAAGACTACAAAACAAGATACAGTTTATCAATGCCTTGAGTGATACATCAGATCAACTTGAAACCTTTGATAAGGAAAATTATGAAATAGGAATTGCTTGGTTAGGTGATATACGTGACATGTCACTTGTGGAAATAGAACTAGAATCACTTAGAAAGAAATATCCTGACTTGTTATATTTTACTAGTTCTACAACATCAGGATATTTTGCTAAAAACTTTACTAATTGCGTGTTTATACAGTTACATGATGATATAATGGAAAAACGCAAATACTTACATTCTACCAAATATTATGAAAGTTGGCCAGAGGAATATTATAAGTTAATTACTGGTTAACGATTTTTGTTACTCATTGCTTGCTGTTGTCTTTCAGTTTTTTCGTTAATTCGTTTAACCAATAGTGTAATGGCAGG